GTGGTGGAAAAAGATGTAGAAATGTTTCTGGAGGCATGCGAGTTAAAGGGACTGAGTATGAAGACGATTGGCAGTTATGAGCAGACGTTGAGGTTGTTCATGCAACATTTGTACAAAATTGGAATTGAGCGCACGGAAAATGTTACGCATCTGACGATTCAGGGATACATTCAGGAAATTCGGAGGCGGGGAAAGTATACCGCTGTGACGAATCAGGATGCCAGAAATTATCCGGAAAACCGTCCTGACTACGGAAAACAAGTCTCAGATGTGACGATCAACAACTACCTGCGGAATCTCAGAGTGTTTTTTAACTGGTGCGTCGATGAGGATATTCTTCGGAAATCGCCGATCAAGCGTGGCGACTTTACGAAGACAGAGCACAAGCCGCTGGAATTTATCTCAGATGACGACTTCAAACGGCTGTTGAGAGCGCTGGATATTTCCAAATTCAGTGAGTACAGGGACTTTGTGATTATTCAGCTCCTTATGGACACCGGTATGAGAATCAGCGAATGCCTGCTGATCCAAGTCAATGACATAAATCTGGCAAAACGGTTCATCTGGCTGCCAGCGAAAAACACGAAAGGAAAACGGGGCAGATCGGTATTCTTTTCGGAGAAGATGGCAGGGCAGATCCGGAAGTGGAGCAAATACAAAGACCGCTACCGTGACAGCGACTTTTTATTTTGTACAAACGAGGGGAAACCGCTGCAAGCAAATAATTTTGAAGCCAACGTCCGAAAGTACGCTAAGAGAGTTGGTTTGAAGAACGTTCATCCGCATGTGTTCCGGAACAACTTTGCAAAACGGTTCCTGATGAATGGCGGAGATATTTACACCCTGAGCCGGATTCTGGGGCACAGTAGTGTGACCGTGACAGAACAGGCTTATCTTGACCTGACACAGGAGGATCTGGCAGAGCTGTACCGCAGGCACAGTCCTCTGAAAAACATGAGATAACGCTGAAAAGCTCGGATTTTCCGGGCTTTTTCTTTTATGAATTCTATTCTAGATTAAACGATAGATTTCAAAATGGGCAACGCTTCACCCAGAATAAAATAAAACAGGACGCAGACGACAGTTTTTTCCAGTAGTATTCCTTTGAACTCAGCGTGGGCTGAGAAATAGTGCAAAGGAGTCTACTTTATGAAAAACTGTAACGAAATCATGCGGGGCGAACGGGCGGAGCTATCGAAAAAGAATCCTTATTATATTTCAAAGCATCGGTATTACGAACTGAAACATTTTTGCCGACAATACGACGAATGGAAGCGCGCATTGGTACGCATCGACGGATGGAAAGCGTTTCCGGAAAGCACGGGCGCAATCGTCAATGCAACACCCTCGAACCCGACAGAGCAAATGGCGATGGCGCGAGCATTCTATTCGAATAGGGTCGATCTGCTGGAGAACTGCCTGGGCGAACTGGAACCAGCAATCGCGCCTTATATTCTGCGCGGCGTGACAGAAGGACATTCCTATGAAGCCCTCCGGATCAAGGGGTGCCCATGCTGCAAGGATACTTACTACAACAACTATCGCAAATTCTTCTGGATCCTCAGCCGGGAGCGGGCATGACGCGAAAAATACAGGCTCCTTTATGGACGAAAGTTCACGAAAATTGATTATGTAAAGGAAATTTTACTATGTTGAAGGCAAAGAAGAACTCTATGTATATTGACGTGACGGGTGTTGACGATATGACTGATCGTAGCACACTTATGGAAGAAATCATCCGCAGAAACTGCGATGTTGATCCGCGAATCATCAATTCGCTGGTGAACAAGCTGGGGAGATACGGTGACGAAAATCATAAGAAGTGCGACTATCAGCTCAAACTCGAAAACTACGACCTGCGCGGCATTGCACTGGATTTCAAACTGCTGAAGAGTGCAGGTATTATTGAACATGTAAGCAAACTGACGAACTATATCGTTTACTAAAGGCGAGAGCCGTGGAGAAATCTGCGGCTCTTTCTTTTTATCTGGACGCGAAAAATTCAGCTGCCTTTATGAAAGGTGGTATGTTGATATGTTTAACTTGATTATCTGGATCTTGATCGTTGTGATTCTGGTCAGGCTGGCAAAGCTGATCGGAGCAAAGACAAACGAGGTGAAAAGCAGAACAAAGAAGAAACACTGATCAAAATGGAGCTTGTGGAAACACAGGCTCTTATTTTTTTACGCAGACGCGAAAAATACATGCTGCATTATGGAAAGGAATGGAATAGTAAATGGCGAGCCTACGGGTGGAGACGGAAGTTTAGAAATCGCCGCCGTTAATGCTAACGGAGGATGTAACTAGCATGTGGCTATGAGTAAATCATGGCGTTTCCTTTTTTTTGCACAGACGCGAAAATTCCACCTTCTATTATGGAAAGAAATAAACAATTTTAGGAGGTATTTACTATGCTGAAGAATATTGTGAAAGGTTTTGAGGAAATGATGAACTCTATTATGGCCGCATTTAACGAGGCGTATAACGACAAGTATGCAGGCTGGAATGAGGGCGAAGAACTCCTCATGCTGAACGATGTTCGGTGTGGTGTCCGCTGATGGATTCTAACCGGAAAACGGGCGTATGGAAACATGCGCTCTTTTCTTTTTTCTATTTTAGAATAGGCCGTAACGAAGCAACGCGAAATTTTCCCTGTGCTTTATGGAAGGATGTCTTCCGAATATGAATAAAGGAGATTGAAACTATGGGCTACCGAGTAAAAACAAATTACGACAGAGGCTATGTGAACGCAATGGACAAGGTCCGCGTGTTTATCGAAAGCAATCAGAAAGTCATGTATGTGAATACGGACGAGTACAAGAATGCTAGGAATGCACGCTCGGCTTATGCCAATGCGATCGTGTTGCTTCGTGCGAACGGAATTGTGAGAGCAACTCGAAGCAGAAATGACCTGTTTCTGATTCGCAACGACATCTAAGGCGTAGAGAGCTTACGAGAAATCGTAGGCTCTTTTATTTTTGCATCACGCAGAAGACCGTTTTATCCACTACATTATTAAAAGGAGATTTTCAAAATGCTGTACATCTACTATGCTGTGTTATTCGTTGCCATCGTTCTGGGGCTGCTCTTCGGGATGGCGCTCTACCGCTGGTTCCATTACCGTGATATTTGCGAAGTGGGGGAGCTGCTGATCGGCGAGGAAGATTCCCCCGACTGGCCCTATCTGAGCCTGAGCCTAGATGAGGAGGTGAAGAATTTTGAAGGCGACAAGTACATCATGCTGCGGGTGCACAAATTGGACCTGACGCGAGAAAAACATGGTGCTTAATGGAGGAAACTCTAATTACTTTGTAAAGGAGAAAATCAAAATGGAAAACTACGAAAACAAAGAATTGCTGAAGGAAGCGGCAAAGCAATCGCTGGAGAGTCTCAAGGACTTGAAACCGGGTACGGAAGAGTACACGAACACGGCGAAGATGGCATTGCAGTTGTACGACATGCAGCTCAAGAGCGACGAGCAGGAGAGCAACCAGAACCTGAAAGAGGATGAGGAACGGCGGAAGGGCCAGGAGGTCATCAACGATCAGGAGAAGGCTGCGAAGGCACGGCGCATTGAGTGGGCGAAGTTTGGCATCAGCTGCCTGGCGTTTCTGGGAACGATTGGTATGACGGTATACGGGTCGATCTGCGAGGCTGGCGGTGTAGTGCCGCTTTCCAGAGCATTGAACGATGGTCTCCATGAGATCAAGAGAGGCTTTACGGACAGAAAGTAAAGGAGGAACCGAGAGGGTTCGTGGCGAAAGCTGCGGGCTCTCTTTATTTTTTATGAGATATCACGACATACCGCCAAAAGAGTGGACGAGCTACTACGGAAGCGTTTACCGATGCAATCACCCGGTGTATCGTGTCTGCACGCTCTACCGGGAACAGGGGAAAGGCCTGTGTGTGATCCAGCAGCGGTACAACGAGAAAACCAAGGCTACTTACTGGAGCGCCATCGACCCCTGGCTGACCGACAAGATCTATCTGCATGAAGGGTTCCGGCAGTATTTTGACAGCCACGCCAAGAAGAAAAACGCAAAGGGCGAGTACCCGACTGTGACCGTACGGCAGATCATGTGGGCACTGCGCATGAAACCCCTCAAGAAAGAACGCTGGGAGACCGTGTTTGACCGGAGTTTGATCTGACAAAGGAGAACTATTATGTGTGAATGCTGTAATGACACTATGACGATTGAAAAACATGAAGCTCATGATACCGTGGAGCTTGAAACCGATGACTATCTTGCCTGGCTAGCCAGAGAAAAACAAAGAATAAACGCGATAAAATCAGCTTATATTATGGAGGTGATTAAGAATGGTACTTATTAACGTTGAAAAGTATTTCAGAGTTCATTGCAGGGCATGCTGCGGCGAACGAATCAAAGAAGAAGCAAAACAACTGGGCGCTTATATTGAGCGGTATGATTACTTTGAAAATAAGCACACAGGTGTTACAAGATTTATATTTGATGCGCATTGCAGCGAAAAAGAATTCAATGAACTTATGAAACATTTCGACGAAGATAAAGAAATCATAACGGTTTTCACTAAATGAGTAAGAGAGCTTACGAGAGATCGTAGGCTCTTTTCTTTTTGCCCAAACGCGAAAAATTCTCCGTGCTTTATGGGATAAAGGCCCAAGAAAAGGAGAATGTAATATGAACGAATCTATTTTTAAGAAAATTTGGAATTATTCGATTACGGTTGGGCAGATGATCATGACGGCAATTGCAATGGCGATTGTAACCGTTATTGTATGGCTGTTGTGTCGGGCATTCCGGCCGTCGAAAGACTGATATTTGACGATAGACCGGTTGAACACAACTTAAGTTGGGCCGTCCCGGAGAAGAGCTGATGCGAAAGCATGGGCTCTTTCTTTTCGGCGCGAAAAATACAGCTTCCTTTATGGAGGTAAGAGGGCTTACATTGAAAGGAGAAATTACTATGATGAAAGCTATTAAGAACTTTATGAACAAACCTATTACTTATGGGGCTTATTTCAAATACTGCACCGTATGTGCAAGCATTAGCTTGGCATTGTGCGGATGGGCGTATTATCAGATGAGCAAACTGAACAATTGGGTTGATACAAAAGACGAAGAGAGCAATCTGGAAGAGGACGAAATCTGAAAGATCGCGCCCTCTTATCTTTTTTATCAAACCGCGAAAAATTCATGTTCCCTTATGGAAGAGATAGCTCAAATGGTAGAGCGCCACTTTCGGGTGGAGGTGTGGACTCGATCTCCACTCTCTTTTTTCATTTTTATTTTTGGAGGTTGAACATTATGGAGGACATTATGCTGATCCGGTCGAGTTTTCTGCGCCGCATCATCTCGCAGATCATCAATAAGATGCTGAAAAAGCAGTTACCCGGTACAGAGGTACAGCTGGGCGAGGTTCAGGCGAACTGGAGCGAAAAAGAGCAGAAGCTGAAGATCCATCTGGTGGTAGATGCAGAGATGACCAAGTCGCAGCTGATGGATATTCTCAAGAAGGCTGATGTAATCTGACGCGAAAAATTCAGTGCGCTTTATGAGATGATTAGTCTCAGAATTATATTTTTGGAGGTACAAAACTATGGAAGTACGTAAAACTTGGAAAAATTGGTATCGTTATGTTGCTGGTGTGACCGGCGGCGGGATTGGCGCTATTGCAGGACTTGCAATCGCAGCATGGGGTGTTTATTACCTCGGCTTCGATGCAGGCGGAAACTGTGAATGTAACTATCTCAGCCAGCTCATGCACAAGCATATGGGTGACGAGATGTACAAGGAAGTAGCAACTTCCATGAACGACGAAATCAACCAGAATTTTGAGAAGATGAATCGCAAATAAATAAGGCTACGAGCCGTGGAGAAATCTGCGGCTCTTTCTTTTTTAAAATGGAGGTCGGACAATGAAACTGACGAAAACATGCGCGAAATTCCTGCGCAAACACGGCGGAACCATCCTGGCGGTGGCGGCATCTGTAGGCGTGGTAGCAACGGCCATTGAAACCGGGCGGGCAACCACGAAGGCAAAGCATCTGCTCGAAGTGGATGAAGCACTGCGAAAATACAACGAAGATGAGCAGGGCGTTGTGGAGGAGCCACCGACAAAGAAACAAATCGCTCTGATATGCTGGAAAGCATACATCCCGGCTGCAATTCTGGGCGGAGGCACCATCGCCTGCATCCTGGGCTCCAATGCGCTGAACAAAAAGCAGATCGCAGGCCTGACCGCGGCGTACATGGCACTGGGAAAGACCTATCAAGAGTATCGCAGGCAGGTGGCAGAGCAGATCGGCGTGGAAGAAGAAAAAGATATTTACAAGGACACGCAGGATGTTCTGGAGACTCCCGCCCCGGCAGGCACAGACGAAGAAAAATTGCTCTGCTACGAGCCTATCTCAAAAAGATATTTCCATGCAACGGAAACGGAGCTGATGGATGCCTTCTACAACGTGAACCGGAACTTTGCGTTGAATGGAGAAGTCTCGCTGAATGACTTCTACTCCTTCCTGCCCGGACTGGACTTTACACCGGAAGGAGATATGCTGGGCTGGTGCGCGGAGTATCTGAGCAACGAGTGGGAATATTACTGGATCGACTTCAACTATGCCCGGCAGACAACCGATGATGGACTGGAAGTGTACTATGTGACAGCATTCCAGGAGCCGATCAAGGAGTATCTGGATTACGACCCGACCAGACGGGAACCATTTTGAATTTTGAAAAGGAGAATGAATATGAAGAAGATCAATTGGTGGAAAGTTGCATCCGTGGCCATGATGGCCGCAAGCGCGATCCTGAGCTTTGGCCACGACCTGATCGAGGAGCAGCGCAGCGAAGAGGAAATGCAGGACATGGTGCGGGAGGAAGTTCAGCGCCAGCTTGCGGAAAAGAACCGGTAAACGCGAAAATTTCAGTCTCCCTTATGGAAGAGATATCCAAACTGACAAACAAAGGAGATTGATATTTATGTACGATCACGACTATTATGCAAAGATGGACGAGGCAATGGTACGCGTACTGAAGGCAGTTGCACGTTCAGTAGGATACGGCTTTACAGGGCTGTATCACTATCTGAAGAAGCAGCCGACCAGACTGTACGAGTATATCCGTTACCAGATCCAACTGGAACGCGATGATCAGCGTGAAACAGAAATTCGCTTCGAGAATTTGAAGCAGCACGGACATATCTGAAAGGCGAGAGCTTACGAGAAATCGTAGGCTCTTTCTTTTTATAAATTTTTGGAGGTACGAACATGAATCTGAAAACATTTGCAAAGGCAGTGCGCAGGAGCGCAGGCAAGAACGCATCCAAGATCCTGGGTGGTCTCGCGATCACGGGAAGCATCACGGCGGTCTATTTTGCTGTGACCGCGACCCCCAAGGCCATGATCCTGCTGGACGAGAAAAAGCAGGAGCTGGGCGTGGAAAAGCTGGACGTGAAGACCATTGTCAAGACGGCGGGCCCGGTGTACGTGCCGACTGCGCTGAGCATGGTGCTGTCTGCGGGCTGCGTCATTGGTGCAGTTCATGTGGACGAGCGGCGGAATGCTGCACTGGCCGCGGCGTGCACCCTTTCTGAGAGCGCGCTCAAGACCTATCAGGACAAGGTGCTGGAGGCCATCGGCCCCGAGAAGGAACAGGAGATCCGGGAGACCATTGCACTGGAAAAGATGGCCAAGTGCCCCGAACCGACAACCATCCAGCCTGCCAAGGGCCTTGCCGCAACCGATGTTTCCTACGACCAGCGGGTGAAGTGCTGGGAAAGCCTGACCAACACCTACTTCTGGACGACCAAGGCCATGATCGAAAAGGCCGTCAATGGGGTCAACAAACAGCTGCTCAGTGACTTCCGGGTGAGCGAGAATGATCTGTTCGACTATCTGGGCATCGACCACTGCGTCAACGGTGACCTGCTGGGCTGGGACACGGATTCGGGGCTTAACGTTGATATTTTCTATGCGTCCCGGCTGGACGAGGACGGGATGCCCTGTCTGACGCTGGAGTATCACACGCCTCCGAAGTGGCTGGGCGGCTATTGATATTTGACCAGGCGCGAAAAATTCAGCTTCCTTTATGGAGGTAATACTCCGACATTATAAACTTATATTTAAGAAAGAGGTAACAAAAATGGACGAAATGAATAATGTGACTATGGAGAACGAGGCTTCTGTGGAGGTCGCTCCTGTTGAGAGTGTTGTTCCTGCTGAGGCAGAGAACCCTACTTATAACGACGACTGCGAAAGCAGCTCCGGGGTTGACTTTGGCACGATTGTCAAGGTTGGCACTGGTGTGGTGCTTGTCGTTGCGGTTGGCGTGAAGTATGGCGTTCCGCTGGTAAAGAAGGGATTTAAGCACATCAAGGAGAAGATTGCAAGCAAGAAGGCAAAGAAAAACGAGGTCATTGATGTCGAGTCGAAAGATGTGGCTTCTGACGAGGAAACTTGTGAAGAGAAGTAATGTTAGGTAAGGTGAGAGCCGTGGAGAAATCTGCGGCTCTTACTTTTTTTGTTTTTGAAAGGATGACAACATGGCACAAGTAAACATGCCGAAGAGCAGCATCGGACAGCAGCCTGCCGCAGAGCCCCAGAAGAAGTTCCAGAAAGTCGTTAAGGGAAAAGTGACCCTCAAGGAGCAGAACGATATCCAGAAGATCGCCAACGAGTTCCTGGCCGAGGACCTCAAGACCGTGAAGAACCGCATCGTGGTGGACTATCTGCTGCCCATGCTGAAGAACGGCCTGTGGAGCATTTTCAACTCTGCGGTCAGCATTGCACTGTTCGGCGAGGACCGTTCCCGCGGCTCTTCGAGCAACTACTCCGGCTCCCGCACCCAGCGGAACAGCTACGACACCTACTATCAGGGAGGCTCCGGCAACCGGCAGGGGAATCCGAACCGAGCCGCAGGACGCAGCTTGCAGAACCTGGACTTTGAGTTCCGCGCGGATGCAGACGACACGCTTTCCCAGATGTATGATGCAATTCGCCAGTACGGTCAGGTTTCTGTGGGCGATCTGTGGGATCTGATGGGCGTTTCCAATGAGAGCACCGATTACAATTACGGCTGGTACAACCTTGACGGGGCGTTCATCAAGGGCATCCCGGGCGGATATCGCCTGATGCTGCCTCGCCCTGTACCGCTGCGCTGAACAATAAGAAAGGATTGATATTTATGAAGTTCCTGAAAAAGATCGACAAAACCGAAATCATGGGCAAAGTGACCCGTGCTGCATCCAAGTGCGGCTACAAGCTGAAGAAGGCAAGCCCCACCATTATGATCGTTGGCGCTGCCATTGGTGGCGTGACCGCTACCGTGCTGGCCTGCAAAGCGACCATCAAGGCGCAGGATATTATGACCGAGCACTATGCTCAGGTTGAGAGCATCCACACGGCCAAGAAGCAGATCGAGGATGGCACGGTCCAGCTGAGCGAGGGCGAGACCTACACCGAGAAGGATTACAAGAGCGATATTACGACCACCTACGTCCAGACCGGCCTGAAGCTGGCAAAGGTGTATGCGCCTGCGGTCACCCTGGGTGCAGTATCTCTGGGCTGCATGTTCGGTTCCCACCACATCATGTCCAAGCGCAATGCAAGCCTGACTGCGGCTTATATTGCTCTGGACAAGGCTTTTGAGGAATACAAGAGCCGTGTATCCGACCGCTTTGGCAGCCGTGTTCAGGAGGAGCTGGAGCACAACATCAAGGCTGTGGAGCTCGAGAGCAAGAGCACCAACGAGCAGGGCGTGGAGGAGACCATCAAGGAGTACAAGGACATCGCCATGCAGCACACCAGCCCCTATACCTGCATCTTTGACGAGACTGTGGACACCTGGCAGGCTGACAACCAGCTGAACCGCAACTACCTGTTCCTGATGGAGCAGGCGGCAAACAAGCGGCTGCGCATCCAGGGGCACCTGTTCCTGAACGACGTTCTGAGCAGCATCGGAACGCACGGCGGGGTGACCATGAAGACCCCGGAAGGGCAGATCGTTGGCTGGATCTATGACCCGAACGACCCGACCCGACAGAACCACGTGGATTTTGGTGTGACCAACTACGTCGAGGGCAACGAGGCACTGAACAGCTTTATCAACGGCGGGGAGCGCTCGGTGATGCTGCGGTTCAACTGCGACGGGCCCATCATCGACAAGATCTGAGACTGATATTTTGGAGGAATACGCTATGACCAGATTCGTTAAGAGACTGTCTTACCTGTTTGCTGCCATGGCCGGAGTCTGCTTCGTCTCTGGTCTGGCGGTTCTTTCTGAGTGAGGTGGAACGATGGAAACTTTGGAAAGCACTTTCCTGTTTCTGGACTATCTGACCGATACCAAACGCAAGCGCCACATGGTGGGAGGCATTCTGATGAGTGTCTCCCTTTTCTTTGGCGGATTGGCGTTTACCATGATGACGATCAAAGGAGACATCGACAATGAACAAGACCGTGCGTGATATTCTGCTTTTTGCAGCAGGCTTTGGGGCAGGTGCCCTTGTGATGCACACTGCTTTCGAGAAGAAATACGAGACCTATTACGGCAAAAAGTACGAGGCCGAGCGTGAGAATCTGCGGCAGAAGGAAGCCGATATGGACAAGACCATCGAAGAAAGGGCGACCCAGAAGAGCTTTGAACAGCTGGCCGGGAAGTACCGTACCGAATCTGACCCGGAAGATGTAGTGGCACATGAGGCCATCGAAGTCATTGAGCCGGATCAGTTTGGTGAGCTGGACGACTACGAGACTTCCTTTCTGACCTACTACGCAGACGGAAAGCTGGTGTTCGACACGGAGGATCAGCCCGTGGATGACGATGATATTCCGAAGATCATTGGCAACGAGGCGCTGGACCGCATTGGCGAGTTCGCACCGAGCGCTGTTCATGTCCGCAACCACAACTACCACAAGGATTACGAGATTCTCCGGGTTCGGGAGAACTGGCCCGGCAACCACGACGATGAGGAGGATGAATGAACTTTATGAGGGAGACGGAGCAGTATTATGACTGGCTCTACAAGATCGTCTGCGGCGAATGGGAACCCCGGAACCTCAGCTTTCACCGCTTACTGATGTATCTTTTTAACCGGGATTATATTCCGGCGTGCGAAATGGATGTCTGCCGGGCAACGGACGGCATCAACCTGCGGTACCGCTTTGCATCGGAGAATAATATTCCGTACGGGAAGATCGATGCGGTATTTCAGGGCGTACCCTGCTCTATGCTGGAGATGATGGTTGCGCTGGCGATTCGCATCGAGGAGCACATCATGGAAGACCGCAGCATGGGCAACCGTGTGGGGCAGTGGTTCTGGAGCATGGTCGTCAGTCTGGGCCTGGCTGCCATGGACGACACCCGTTTCAGCGAAAAGCGCGCGGAACCGATCCTGGCCCGGTTCATGGATCGGGACTATCAGCCGAATGGGGCTGGCGGTCTCTTTACGATTACCCGTACGTCCATCGACATGCGTACCATTGATATTTGGTACCAGTTGATGAGCTGGTTGAATGAGAATGAGTTTTGATGACATATGAATCAAAAATCTGCATCCCTATGGAAGGATTCGTTGAGAAGATACTCGACGATTCCCATGTGATGCTGCGAATCACGGCGTGTCGAGACGAGAACAACATTGGTCGGCTGATTCTGGCTGACCCGAATTACTGGAGGAAAATTGACAATGGAACTGACTGATATTTTGATCGACCTGAGCAACAGCAAGGCTGCACTGGAGGTGGCCAATCACACCATCCGCCGCATGAAGGGCAAGTGCATCCGGAAGAACATTCTCATCGCTGGCCTGCTGTGGTTCGGCTTTGTTTCCTGCAAGATGGTGAACGAAGCAGAAAAACAGCGCAAGGAAGCCGATGAGCATGCCCGCGAGGCAGAGGCAGCGCTGGCCCAGATGACCCTCCAGAAAGAGAAAGACGTATAAAAACCTCGGAGAAAGGAGGAAGTCAGTTACAAATGATTGATTTCCTGATGATTGCAACGCGGACGGGAAAACGCGGGACAATCGAAATTTATCCCAAATTCATCATCAAGAAGTCGAAAGACCTGATGATCCGGGGTTCTGATTTTTACGCGGTCTGGATGGAAGAGCGGGGGCTTTGGAGCACGGACGAACAGGATGCGCTCCAGATGATCGACCGCGCGCTGGATATTTACGCGGAGGAACACAAGCAGGTCTTCAATGACAGCTACCGTGTTCTGCACATGTGGGACGCGGAGAGCGGGATGATCGACAACTGGCACAAATACTGTCAGCGTCAGATGCGGGACAACTACCACACCCTTGACGATACATTGATATTTGCGAACACCCCGGTCAAGAAGGAAAGCTATGCGTCAAAACGGCTTCCGTATCTTCTGGAGGAGGGGAACATCAGCGCCTACGACGAGCTGATGACTACCTTATATTCTCCCGAGGAGCGAAAGAAGATCGAATGGGCAGTTGGCGCGATCGTGAACGGCGATTCCCGCAAGATCCAGAAGTTCCTCGTGCTCTATGGCCCACCCGGCAGCGGCAAATCGACCGTACTGAACATCGTCCAGAAACTTTTCGACGGGTACTGGTCGGTGTTCGACTCCAAGGTGCTGGGATCATCATCCAATGCGTTTGCGCTGGAGGCGTTCAAATCGAACCCGCTGATCGCGATCCAGCACGACGGTGACCTTTCCCGCATCGAGGACAACACCCGGCTGAACTCGCTGGTATCCCACGAGACCATGCTGGTGAACGAGAAGTTCCGCAGCCAGTATTCCAGCCAGTTCAAGTGTTTCATGTTTCTGGGCACCAACAAGCCCGTTAAGATCACGGATGCAAAATCGGGCCTGATCCGACGACTGATCGATGTGGAACCTACCGGCGAAAAAATCCCTGCAAAAAAGTACCGTGACCTTGTAGCGAAGGTGGACTTTGAGCTGGGAGGCATTGCATGGCACTGCAAGGAGGTATACGAGCAGAACAAACATCTTTACGATGATTATATTCCGACCCGTATGCTGGGTGCATCGAACGACTTTTACAACTTCATGCTGGATTCCTTTTATATTTTCAAGAAGGAGGACGGTGTATCCCTGAAGCGGGCCTGGGCGATGTACAACACCTACAATGACGAGGCAAAGGTGGCGTACCCCTATTCGCGCCGTGCGTTCCGGGAAGAGCTGATGAACTACTTCGAGGAGTACAAGGAACGCGCGGAGACCGTGAATGGCGAGCGGGTGCGGAGCTACTACAGCGGCTTCAAAGCGGAGAAATTCAAAGAGTTCCTTGACGAACCTGTGAAGGCAGAAGAACCCACTGCCGAGCCGGAAACGTCATGGATCGAGTTCAAGGAGCAGCATTCTCTCTTCAATGATATTTGCAAGGACTGCCCTGCACAGTATGCGACAGACGATGGCATTCCGATGCGAAAATGGGAGAATGTCGAGTCAAAATTGGCCGAACTGGATGCTTTGAGACTGCACTACGTGAAAGTTCCGGAGAATCACATTGTCATCGACTTTGATATTCCCGGGCCGGATGGAAAAAAGAGCTTCGAGCGCAACCTGGAAGCTGCCTCCAAATGGCCCCAGACCTATGCGGAGCTGAGCAAATCTGGTGCGGGCATCCACCTGCATTATATTTACACCGGCGATGCAACGAAGCTGAGCAGGATCTACGACGAGAACATCGAGGTCAAGGTGTTCACGGGAAAGTCCTCTCTGCGGAGAAAACTGTCGAAATGCAATAATATTCCGGTTGCGACCATCAGCAGCGGCCTGCCACTGAAGGGAGAAACGAAAATGGTTGATACAAAGCAGATCCAGGATGAGCGGCACCTGCGTATCCTCATCAAGAAAGCCCTTGCCAAGGAGATCAGCCCCTATACGAAGCCCAGCATTGACTTTATTGCGCACATCATGGACGAAGCCTACGAGGGCAATATCGTTTACAACGTGGACGACATGCGGAATGCGATCCTGGGCTTTGCCGCCAGCAGCACGAACCAGGCGGACACCTGCCTGAAGATCGTGGCGAAGATGCACTTCAAGTCGAAGGATGATATTCAGCGGGAGGCCCCTGTGGGAGAGGAAACGCCATTGATATTTTTCGACGTGGAGGTGTTCCCGAAT